ATAGGTGTTGCCCAAATAGCAGATGGTAGTTATTTTAAAGTAACTCAATTCCCCTCTCCAAGTACAGGCCAAGTAACCAGATTCTGGTTTACAGATCAAGTATCAGGATTATCTATCTCTAATTTATTATATGCTGCTAAAGGAGCACCCCCACTAACTTCTTCTTTTACTTCTTTTATAACTCCATTTCATAATACTGCTTCTTCGGTAGGTAGTGCATCGTTTAATATTAATGGAGCTAATATAATACTTACAGGAAGTAATAAACTACCAAATTCTACTAATTTAATGTATGTTTCAACTGGATCAGTCACTGACACAGCAGCAAATGTAGCAACGAATATAAATGCTAGTTCATCTAATGGTTTATTTTCTGGGACTTTAAGTGATATTTCTGCTTCTAATAATGGGGCAAATTTAAATTTATATTCTAAAAGTACAGGAGTATCTGTTAACCAATATTATTTTAAATATACTGGATCTAATGTAAGTACAGGAACCCAAGGCATTATCACGGGTTACTTTACAGGGGGAGAAGATTTAAGTACAGGGTTAAATGATGTTTGGGGTCAAAGACAAGCTAATATAGAAAAAAGTGGTTTTGATTATATTAATACTGATTTTGAACCTCAAGAAGGAGATGAAATTAGATTTAATGGTACTGAACAACAAACATATATAATAACCGGAGTTACCCAATCTTTAAAAACCCAAAGAGGTTTACCCGGCACATATCCTACCTATACTCTAATATTAGATAGAAGAATATCACCATCTGTTAATACAGATTACTTCTTATTAAGAAGATATTTTGAAGATCCTAGCAATATCATATTAGCAGTAAACAAACCTCCAGGAAGTACAAGTACAGGTATCATGAAACCAGAATATGTAACTAAGACAGTAGAGGGAGTATCTGGGGAGACTCTTAGTGAGTTAATAACAACACAATCTTAATAAAAGAACACAATTTACATATATTTATAATAAAAATAATTTAAACAAATGGGATATTTAGATAATTCAATAGTAACAGTAGATGCTATTTTAACAACAAAAGGCCGTCAGCTTCTCTCACAAGGAAATTTTCAAATAACACAATTTGCTTTGGCAGATGATGAAGTAGATTATACATTATATAATCCAACTCACCCATCAGGATCTGCTTATTATGGTCAAGCGATTGAAAATATGCCTTTACTTGAAGCTATACCTAACGAAACCCAAGTAATGAAATATAAATTAATTACATTACCTAGAGGAACAGCTAGGATGCCTATTATTGGTAATATAAACTCTCAATATAACCTGAAACAAGGAGCATCAATTGCTATTACTCCAGAAACACTAAACTATTTAGGTGGTAATACATTTGAAACTAGCGGTTATACAGCTACTATTTCCGATGTTAGATTATTTAGCACATTTGAAGGTGTAGGTATTAATACTCCACAAGCTCAAGCTCTTAACCAAACTACAACTTTAGGAACCTCAGTATCTAAAACTGTTGTTGGAACTACAATTAATATAAGAGCAACTACAATTAATACATTATTCGGCTCAAATACACAATTAACTGCTACCTTAACTATAGAAGGTAGAGATAGTGGCGCTCGTATAACTGTACCTTTTATTATAACAAAAGTATCTTAAAATATAAAACATGTCATTTAACAGATTAGATCCCTCAGATTTCATAGTAAGTGCAGACGCTATATCAGCTCCCATATGGTCAAGCGATACCCCTTCTTTAATATTCAATGCTACAAACGTAACTACTCAATCAGTACAAGCTTTAGGAACTTCGGGTCAATTTTACCTGACTGTTTATCAAACAGGATCCGGATTTGTTAATGCTGTTCCTCAATTTGACATAGCATATGCTGATGCTAATGGTAGTGGTAGTTTAGCTTATAATCTTGCTGTTCCTCAAAATTCTCCTTCTTCAACAATTTACGGGCAATATCAAGATTTAATATTAGGAGACGAAAATGCAGAATTTGTATTTGGAACAACTACTTCTTCACAATTTTTTGCTTTATCTTTTGAAAGAGCAAGATATAAAGAAGCTTTACTACCAGGATCTTTAACTCTTGTGCTTAAAAGCGGATCCACAACAGTATCATTAACAGATAATAGCCCGGACGTTACAGTTCCTCAATATATAGGAACTAATAGAGTATTTAATATAGTATCAGGCTCAGCAGGTAATCCTGTTGACACAACTGCTTATGGATGGTTACTTCCAGATATAGGAACAATATTAATAAATAGCACTTTACCCCTAGGAACAATCGCTGTTAATGCGCCAACAATAGCAACTACACCCAGCCCTAATGTAGCCTTCTTTAATCTTATCCAAACAGGCTCTCTTAATTCTTCTGAGACAATAACCTCAGATTATATTTTTGTAAGAGCAAGAAGCTCAGAATTTAATTACTCTGAAAATCCATCATTTATTTCAGGATCTACAGGTGAAGTAATATATAGTAGCTTTATAAACAATCCACAAACATATGTTACAACAATAGGTTTATATAATGATGTCAATGAACTATTAGCAGTAGCTAAACTATCTAGACCATTACCTAAAGATTTTACATCAGAAGCCTTAGTCCGCGTTAAGCTAGATTTCTAAAATGAATGGGCGCCTACAAACAATTTTTAACATCTGATATAATCATTACTCCTTTTGAAGTAAACAAATCGTTTACTTTTCAAGGAGCATCTGAACTGACAGCATCAAGTGTTTCTATAGATAGATTTTTAGGGCTTAATACAAGTTCTTTATTTAATCCAACTATTGACCCTAAAACAGGACAAGTATCAGGATCAACCCAATACCAACGCTTAATATATAATTCAATTAAAGAATTATACTACTCAAATTATTTAAGTTCAAGTTTAGGATACAGCTATGGAGATCCACTTAATATAGGATATATAGTACCAGGGGCAAATGAAGCCGGAAATGTTTTAGTAGGATCACCATCTTCAACAGGTCGGTATTTTAATTATAAACAAACAGATTTAACATTTGCTAAATATTTTCCTATAACTTCTAATTCAACTATTGGAGTAATATCTATACCTTCTCGTTTGTTTGGAAATTATATTCAACCAAACTCATTTATATGGAAGTCAAGCAGCTTTACTATTACGGATGATGGAGAAGGTAATCTAATATCAGGATCAACAATATACGGGAATATATTTTATTCTCACGGAATTGCAGTTATAACAAGCGGGTCATCAGCAGACATACTTAATTTTGTAACTTCATCTGCTGTTACTTGCTCATTCTCATCTTCACTTACAATATACGAAACCCAATATAAGTGCACTATCAGAGATAACGAATTTAATGCTACATTAAACCCGTCTGCTGAGATTGGTGCTACAGAAACAGTATTAGATGAGAGTTATTTTTATCAACCAAATGGGGGGATTTTAGCAGATAATGTAACTGGTTCATATTTTGCTCCTTATATTACTACAGTAGGTTTATACGATGAAAATCAAAATTTACTAGCAATAGGTAAACTTGCTCAGCCTTTACCAACTACAGCAACTACTGATACTACAATATTAATAAATATAGATAGATAAAAATATAAAATTTAAGTTATGAAAGGTTACCATGTTTATACTCAGTCAGAGGAAGGTAAGTACTATGATCCTATAGATGATCTAGTGCTTTTATTATCAATAATATCTTGGAAAAAATATTTTGGCCCAATACACTTATATTGTAATCAAAAATATTTAGATCGAATATCTAAATGGGGATTACATTTAGAATATAGCAACATAGATACAAATGAATTAGAAAATAATATACCATTTAAAAAATATCTTAATGAGTATTTTGCTTTTTCTAAAATTTATATTACTAAACTACTAGCAGAAAAAAATGAACCATTCACTATGGTAGATACAGATTTATGGATAAATTCTCCTTTTAGTATTCCTGATGTAGATATGTTATTTAATCATGATGAAGTAGTTACTAGTCATGAAAATCATTATCCTAATGGATATATATACCCTAAATATTTTTTAAATGAAGATGATGATGACTTAAATATGTTTAATCATGTATCAAATCCAATAAATGCTTCTATAAATTTTTATATTTCTAATTTCCAAAATCCTATAAACGATTGGTATAATTTTGTTATAAAAGTAATAAATAGAAATAAAAATATAAAAAATGAAATAGGTAAAAATGCTAAAATGTTATTTATAGAACAACAGGCTTTTCCTAAGTTTTTAGAAAAATACAATATAAATTTTGATTTTATATTACATAGTTCTTATATAACTCATGGTGACGGCCTTGTTGGAGATGGAAGAGAATGGGAACCTAACATATATTCTAATTCCCAATTTGCATATGAAGCTAATCTAGTAAAACACATATGGGGGCTAAAAAGATGTTATGATAACCCATATGTAAGAGAAGCAATTATAGAATTAATAATAAATTCACTCCAATCATACTCTCCAAAAATCCATAAAAAATATAATCCATTAATAGAAACAGTAAAAAATCTTATATAATTATGTGGTTATACAATAATAAAGTTATAGAAACACTAGACGATTTTCCTCCCAACATATACGGGTTTATATATATAACTACTCATATACCCAGCGGGATATCGTATATTGGTAAGAAGGTACTGTATCACAACGTAAAACGCAAGTTAACACGCAAGGAATTAGCCGAACATCAAGGTGCAGGTCGTAAACCAACCCACCAAACAATCCAAAAGGAAAGCGATTGGAAAACATATTACGGCTCTGCTAAACCGATTTTAGAAATGTTGAAGGAAGGTAAACAGCAAGAATTCAAACGTGAAATATTAGAGTTAGTTTACAGCAAAAAACTGCTAACATACTACGAGTGTAAATATCTATTTAAACATGGGGTATTAGAAAACCCCTCAGAATACTTCAACGATAACGTTTTAGGCAAGTTTTACAGGAAAGACTTTGATTCCAAGTAGGGATTTTATATATTCCCCACTATGGTAAATAATCTAGCTATATCCCTAGTTAATTCAGTATTAGGACAAGGTAA